AGCGAGAATTAAAGTTGATTTAAACATTAGATTAATTTTCTTAAATCTCTTTTTGTTGCATATGGTCTATAAAGTCTGCAAGTAAACCACTTAAATTTTGGTTCTGATGTTGCAGGACCTTCCATATCCATTTCATTAGTTGCTTGAGCATAAATAAGTTTTTTTAAAAACAAAGAAAGAGCGGCATCATATTCATTACAAGTGCCATAATCATTTCTATGTCTTTTTGGAGTTTCATAGATGCCTTTACGACTATCTATAATGCCTTTTAGTATTTTCTTTTCATATCTATTTAATTTCATTTAGTTTATCCGATCTAGTGGTCCTTTATACAAAGGAATTTGAGTCCAATCATACTTTTCTTTTAATATTTTTAAAAGATGATTATAGTTATAACCATCTGTGAGATTGGCTTTAGAAGGTTTTTTCAATAATTGATTATTTTTTTTCATATTATCCCCTTCTCTTATTTATTGTTATATTCTATTTTCATTTAAAATATAGCCCCCACACATTGATTAAATAAAATTAGGCTTAATAAAATTATTACAGTTAGCTTAAACATCAAGAAATCCTTTATTTTTATTTTTAATTTTTTTATTTTTTAAAAGATATTTTAATTTATGCATCGCTGCACTTTGTAGTCGAGCAATATTAGTTCTAGTACAACTAAACTGTTGGCCAACTTCTTCTAAAGTATGTTCTGATGACATTCCAATTCCAAATCTCATTCTTAAAATTCTTTCTTCTCTTGGATTTAGAGTTGAAAGAGCCTTGTTTAAAAGATTTTTAGCATCACTCTCATCTTCAATTCTACTATGAATATCGTCACTAATAAATTCACTAGATGAGGCGACACTTTCAATATTGACTGATTTATATAATGCATCTTCTTTTCCTTTTTGAGTTTGTGGTGTTTTCTGCATAGCATAGAAGTCTTGCTCAACTTCACACGCTAAAATCTTTTTTGCATATCTAGGTCTATAATAATTTTCAGAATTATTAAGAGGATATACTTTTCTAGTGTAATCTCTATTTGCTAAAGCAGAATAGGATGTAGTTGTTTGATCTGTCATTCTTATATTCATAATATATGTTTCTTCTTTCTTTTTTTTATTATACATATAGTATACATGAAATTAGCCATAATGCAAGCACTATTTCAATAAAAATGGTGTAAAAAACCCTTGTTTTTCGGGGTTTTTATAATTATTCCACATAAAAAAACCCTTATAAATCAACGATTTAAGGGTGTCTTAAACTGTTGAAAAATAAGGGTTTTTGATAGGGGGTCCTAGGTATATTGCAATATTAACCCCTATATTTTACTATTTTTTCATAAAATCGTCATCCCAATTGAATGCTTCTTTTACTAAGTTAGCAGTAAATCCTTTGTATTTATTGTTTATTTTTTTAGAAACAGCTGTTATTAAAAACTCAGCTTCTTCAGCACATAGTCCTTCTAACATTTGTATAAACATTACTTCTCTTTTATTTCTTGTCAATGTGGCATCTCCACCTTTTGTAAATAGGTAAAGTCTTTTTGCCTCTTGTGTTAATAATGTATGGTCAGTTCCAATTGGTGCTTCATTTTTTTTATATGGAATATCAGCATCTATTGGTAATAACCATTCTATTTTAGGATCAAAAGCACCTTTTAACACTTGTCTTAGTGCTGGTGAATCGTGGTCTTGTAGTACTTTTAATTTTCTTGGTTTATCTTTTGCGTTATTTACTTTATTAGCAATTTCACTCATTAAAGGTGGTACAGCTCTACCAGATTCTGCTAATGCTGACATACCTCGTCTACCTGCTAATGCTGGGTGACTTGTTGTTGTTTGATTTGGATCTGCAAATCCTTCTCGACTTGCGATTGATCCGTCCGTGTTTCTTCTTATTATTGCCATGTTATCTCCTTAACAGTTCTTTCAAAGTTAAAATTCATCTATAACTTCAATTAAAGTTTTAAGTTTTTTTGTTATAAAGTAGTTTAGTATTTTATCTCTAGTAGCTACTTTAACATCATTAAACTCATTATTAATCTTCTTTTCTAATTCAGGTGGAATACAATTTAAATCAATTAACTTTCGATTTCGATCATAGTTCATCTGTTCTTCTTCGGTAAAGGTCATAAAAACTTCCTCTACCCAACTATTTATCTTCTTTTTACTTAAAGGGGTTTGTCGTCTACCTTCAATAAAAACATTATCGTCTGATAATACATTAGGAATACCATCACTTCGGTCTCCTTTTAATATATGTTCTTTAATATATATACTTGGATTTTCATCTTTTCCTACAAATTTATTGAGTACAGGATTATATTGTTTTACATTATCATTATGTAATTGTATGAAATCTTTATCACCAGATAGTATTAATATCTTTTTAGTGTGATTAGGACCAGTAACTCTTTGTACTCGTCTAACTAAAGTAGCGATTATATCATCTGCTTCTGCTGTTTCTATTTCAATAACTTTGTATGGTAAAAATGTTTTAATCTCATTTTTGATATTATGTAATATAGTAAAGATAACATCCCAATCGTGTTCAGATTTTGCACGATTTGCTTTTCTACCTGCTTTGTAGTTAGGAAAGACTTGTCGTCTCCATACATTCTTACTATCACAAGCAATAACCATTTCGCCATATTCTCGTCTAAATTTCACATTGTGTCCTCTTAGTGAATTAAGAACCATGTGTCTAACAAGTTCCTCTGATAGAGGTTCAGAATTTCTTCCACTAATTTGAACCATTAGGTTCGATATCATTATTTGATTTAAATCAACTATAATCATGCTGAATAATATCCAAGTAGTCCTGTTATAAGTAATGTGGATATAGCACCATTCAACATAACAAGAGCTCTATCATGCCACATCATACCAACTGTGAACCATCCTATTGTACCTATTAGACTTAACCACATATCAAATACTGCAAGATTTCCCGTTGCACGACAAGCGACAGCTAGCAATATAAATGCACTTGCAAACCACTTTATAAACCAAGACAAATCACCCTTAGGGGTTACCTTCTTAAATACTCTAGTGGAATTAAGTTCTTTTATTTTTTCGTCTAGTTTTTTATATTCCATAATATGATTATAACACACTTTCAATAGAAAGTAAAGCGTTAATCCAGTTTTATATCTGGTTCAAATTCTACTTTAAACTCCGCTTCTGGTTTTTTTGGTTGAGGATCTTTGAATTTTCTTATACTTATTTTGCTATAATTAATATCAGTCAGTTTTCTACCATCTTTTAATGTATGTATTTTAATTAAATTATCTGTAATATCGTGCATTGGGTGTTTTCTATCAAAATCTCTTTTCATTAGTGATTTAATACCTTCAACAATAACAGCTACATCTTTTAAAAAATTATCATTTTGCATATCAACAACATTGTCTTGAAAAACACCAATAATATCCATAGTTAGTTGATTAGTAATTTGTTCTATAAACTTTTCTTCTTTAATTAATTGAGATTCCTCTTCTGTCAGCTCAGGCGCTTTAGGAGTACTAAATACTATTCTGTTTGTGGGAAATCTTAATAGTTTACCCATTATCTTTTTCTTTTTAGTAGTTCTCTTTTAATCCAAGATACTGCCTGATATGATGTTGGTTTTCTATTAATCATTCTTCGTATTGCTTTATATACTGCAGGATTAACATCATCTGCAACTTTATTATTGTCAATAATAATGAAATTGTTTGTACCAAATAGTCTTTGTAATTGACCAATGTTCTTTTGTATTTGTTTGTGACTATGAATTACAATAGCGTCTGGTAGTTTTCTTGCTCTCATTTGATTTCTTCTTAGAGCGACTTCTAAACTTGTATTTACAAATACCATATTACAATCATATCCAATATATCTCATCTTACTTACTTCTGATTCTATTCTTGCAACATCTCTTGCTGTACTGTCTAATATAAGACCTAAGCGACCTTCTAATGCAAGTTTTAACTGTACACCAGTTCTTTCTTTTGCTTTTGCTCTTATATCATCTCGTCTTGCAACTTCTTTAGCATCTGATTGAGCAAAGTTTAAAGACATACTTTCTTTTTCTAAAGCACGAGCAAAAATAGTATCACTATTAATAACCTTTAGACCCATACCTGATAGTGTTCTTTCTGAAACCCATGATTTACCTGAGCCAGGACCACCTGCTAGAAAGAATGCTTTGAATATATTAGGGTCATAAACACCTTCGTTTATGTATTGTTGAAAATCTCTCATACTACTATTTATTCATATGATTTATCTTTTTTGTCATAAATCGACCATGTTTTTTTAATATTATCATCTTTATTTTTCAATTCTTTTAATTCAAAATATCTTAATGCTTGGGCTTCTGTTTGATTACCATTTAAACCTTTTCGTTCCAGATACAAATATTCGTTGTGTTCTTTTTCGTTTAACATAGTTCTAGTGAAATAATACTATCACAATTTATAGTCCAAGGAGATTTAGTATCACAATCAATTACATCAATTAACATACTACTAGTGATATTATTTTTTTCGCAAGGGTTTAATTTAAAGGTTCCTTTAACCACATTATCTTCTTCTATAAATTCAATTTTTGTTGGTTTTTCTAAATGGTGTCTTATAACTTTACTTCTATTGGTATGTGATATTATATCCACTATATAACTTCTCCTTTATAATTTATTTTACCTTCATTGATAAAATATTCTTTTAATTCATTATATCCACCAATATGATTTTTGTCAATCACAATTTGCGGAATAGTTCTGACTTGCTTATCTAAAACTTTATACAACTCCTCAACTGATAAATCTTTTGTTACAGTCTTTTCTTCGTATTGTAAGCCAAGACTTTTTAACAAGTACTTGGCTTTTTCACAATACAAACAGTTAGGTTTACTATAAACCGTAATCACTATATTATCTCCTCTACAGGTATATCATCATAACCAGATAGTGGTTCTGAATATGATAGTTGACCATCTCTAGGACCAGGCACTAAACTATCTACAGCTTCATCTGCCATCTTTTCGATTCTATTGATATCAATATCTGGAACAGCATTATCAGAAATGTATTTTGCTAATCTGTTAGCATCACCGATACCAAATTTTAATCCTACATATACACGATAGGTATTATTAGGGGTTTGTAATACAGATTTATGCCATTCTTCATAACCTCGAACTTTAGTTTTCTCAATTATGTTTACAATAGTTTGATCGATTGTAGAAGCAACTGACTTGTTTTCCTCTGTACCTTCTTCTGTTTTATAGAAGTTAGTTCTTTTATTTAACTCACCCTCTAATTGATCGGCAAGATTTGCTTTAGCAACTAATATTGCTTTATCAATCGCCATTTGTAAATCAGGACTTTCACCAGACCCAACACCGTAAATATAATTTTCAGCATCACGATTTGTGATTAATCCTTTTTCGATTTGAGCATCCACAAACCATTGTGGCACTTTGTTGAGAATAGCGTCATTAGTACCCTCTTCTTCGACTTTATAAGTTGCATTTGCACTTGATTTACCTGTCATTGTTTTTGTACAATTTGCCAAGGCTAAAGTCATTAATATTAATAATATGATTTTCATGTTTTTACTCCTTCACTTCTACCATTATGTTTTTACTAACTTGAAGAATCTTTGCTAGATCAATCTTATTAGTAAATTCGTCCCAATGTATTGTTAAAACAACTATACAAGTTATTGTAACTAATATTTTATACATTATTTAGTCTCCCAGACACCATGTTCATCTAAACACATCAACCCAGGTGTCTTAAATGGGTGATCTGGTCTTGCCACTTTCCTACAATATGCAGGAACTGTCAAATTTGAATAATAGTGTGCAGCGAATAGTTCCCAATAGTTAGGTCCATCATACCCGTCTTTACACTTCATCACTTCTTCTTTGGTAACTACTGTAGTGTCACCTTTTTCAACTGATGTAATAACAATTTTTATCATACAAGGATTTTTATTTAACCATTCTGATTTCTCACCACTAAAAGCAACATCAGCAA